GATTTGACCGGGTCAGCATGCATACACTCTGGATTTGACCCCATAGCTAATCTAAATGGAGTTAAGCCATCATTTGAAATATTAGCAGGTCCCCAAAAAAGGTCTTTGCGTAAAAGAGAATCAGTCTTATGTACTTTACCATAACGATATGTGTACTCATCACAAAGAGCATTGAATAGTTTCCAATGCCAACGATAGTTTTCTATACTTTCCATGGTCCATATCGTACAGGGATGTTTCATGTGAACAGCTTTATAAAAGTTAGATTCTCTTTCATCAGGTAATTCCCAATATCGTGACATTGTCTTACCAGAAACTGAAGGTCTCCTAGATTCTTTTCCGTCTAGAATGCGATGAGCAGTCGATAACATTTGTGCCGACTCCACAATCATCTTGACCACATGTTTGTCACAATGTTCTTGCGCTGCAACTACAGGGTCTTTATCTATTACAAATATGTTCATTATACGTATTGAGCCCACATATTTAGAATATACTTATCACCAGACAATGGTGGGTTTCCTCTATGATAATGAGTATATGTTGTTGGAAATATAACAACTCTACCTTTTTTAGGAGCTACTCTTTTTGATTGAACTAAGAATTCAGTTTCTCCACCTTCTTCAACATCATTTAAATATACTTGAATGACAAAAAGTCTAACCATATTTTTTATAGCAGATTGTTCGGTATGCCAATGGTGATATCCCTCACTAGGTTCTGTTTTTTGAATTTTTGCTTGACAAATTGACCACTTATAATCTTTTAATGCTTTCATTTTATCTGCATATAAAGGATAAATGTTTTTCATTATCGATTCTTGAATATGATTCAATGCAGACTGGCAAGATACATCAGAAGATTCGGGTGGCCAAACTGTTATTCTATTATCGTCAGCGGCTGATTGAGTCCAACCCATTCCAGCATCTATTGATTTTTTATAAAAGTCAATATAATAATCACATATACTATCTGCTATGAAGCCATCAAAAACTCCAATACCAGAATCATCTATATTAAATATAATACTATTACTCATCTACTGGAAATAACTTTGGAAAAGAATCTTGAGCTAAATTGATTGTTATCTTTGAATATAAATCTTGAAGTTTGCCATCTTTTGCTGCAACTACAATTGCTGCATCTTGGCGTGTAATACTTTCTAACATTTGAATAAACATTACCTCTTTCTTTACTTTATCATATCCACTATCAGGTACAAGATAACCAAGTTGGCGTATTGCTTTATCAATTGCTTGAAGCTGCATTCCGGTTGGTGCATCATCTTCTCTATATGGGGGTTTACCTTCTGGTAAATCTAATTTAATATTATTATCAAAGTTAAGTTGTAATATTGTTCGAGTGGCAAATGTATTGCCATGTTTTTGAAGATATTCTTGTCGGTCTTTTTTATACCGAATCTTCTCACATTGTTCAAATACTTCGTGTGGTAATTTTTCGTTTATCATAGGAACTCCTGGGCTGATTCAATTAGATTGCTCATTCTGTTTTTAATTAAGAAGTTTAATACTTTTGAATTTTGTAATGGGCTTATCTTATAATTATGATATTTCTCTAGTATTCTTTTTGTAACTTCAGTGGGTATTTCATCAAGGTCAATAACCTTTTTGTTTCTTTGGTAATTTCTATATTCAATTTCTTTCATTACAGATTGAAGGTCATCTAAATTTTCTAGCCATAGATTTATTTTCTTTTTCGAAAGTGGTCTTTGACGCTTATCATCAGACACAAAAGTGTCATCATCGCTAAGAACATTAGGAACTCCATCTCCACTATCACCTTTGAAAATGTGTTCATATAAGTATTGATAAGGGTTTTCATGTTTAATATATTTTTTGGTAATAGGTGACCATTGCTCTACATTGTTATATTTATGAAGTTGAATAAAATCTTTATCAGAAGAAATAATCATTACTGGTTCATGTTTACCGAACTCTTGTGTTTCTTTAATTAATGTACCAATGATATCATCTGCTTCCGCATTATCAATTGTAAGAACATAATATGGAAAGTTTTCTTTTAATTCTTCTTTTACTTTACTAAATGTATTAAATACTGACTCCCAATTAACGTCACTTTTTTCTCGTCCTTTTTTTCTATTGGCTTTATATTGTGGATATGTGTCTTTTCTCCAAGAATATGAATCACATGCAATTACCATTTTACCATATTTTGCTCGATGTTTTACATTGTGCATTCGAATTGAATTGAGAATAAAATGTCGTAGCATACCTTCTTCTTCAGATGAACCACGAGCAAAAAATGCTGCCATTGCTATTGCGCTATAATCTAAAATAATCATACATATATCATATCACATTATCATCAAATGTCAATCTATTTTTTTCGTAAATGACATTTAACTACATACTTCATATAATTCTTCGAAGTTAAATCTTCAAACGGAGAAGCTTCAAATGCAATTGCCTTACCTAATTTAGTTTTATAAATTTTGTTATCTAATCTTAAATCACCCTTATCAATATCATTCAAATAAAAGAAAACACTAAACACTCGATTCTTATCGACATTTGTAACAATATGTTTACCAACATCTGGGTCAAATCTATATGCTCTAGGTATCTCTAATGTTGTGCTTTGTTGTTCTTTTCCAAACTTTTCACAATATTTTTTATAAGCTAGGTTTGCACCTTTAGCAAACATAATCATATTAGATTTCCATTCAGCACCTTTAAGTTTTGATCGCTTTGACATATTTTGCATGTCGCAAGATATTAATTGTAAATTATCAGATTCGAAAAACTCTCTTTCATTTACCATTTCCTCTGAC